TTTCATTTTAGGACAATGAATGCGACCGCCATAGATTTTAAGATTCGTACTTAATGGTGCAACTTCGATTATATCTATGTGGTCAATATCCAATCGGGCAATACCAAATTCCTTACGAACTTGCCAAGGTTGCCGTCTGTCCTCGATAAGTGTCTTAACAACTTTGTGAATCGCCTTGTTACTAAAACCAGCAAGAGCAGCAGAGAGTACGACCTCATCAAACTTAATACCATTGAAAGTGATGATGGTATATTTATTGATGATATGGAATATGTTGACCTTGTTTAAATCAGAATCATTAAACTTCTCAAAATACATAATCTGCCCAGTGGTAACTTTCCTGAACATAGCTAAGAAATAATTCTCATAGCATTCAATATCTAAAGTGAGAAGTTTAGACAGATCCATTAGCGAACGCCTTTGTTCGCCGTTACAGTTTCCTGACCATTGTATTGACCAGTATTGCTATAATCAGCATAATCAGGAACAGGGTCACATTCCCAGAAAACAACTTGACCGATCTTCATTCCTGGTTTTAGAAGTAGGATATGGTTCTGAGTTAAGTTCTTAAGCTCAAGAGTTAGCTTGCTCTTGTTCCATCCAGGATCACACCAACCCGCCATCAGATGTTCAAGGCCTGAACGCGCCAATGAGCTCTTCAGTTTGTATTCCGCAGAGATATTATTGGGTAGGTTAAACGTCTCTTGACTGGTTGCGAGGATAAACTCATTCGGGCGTAAACCGTATCCAATATCTGGAATAGTTTTCTCTAACAATTTAAGGGAACCTTTAGACTTCAGGTCAACCACTTCATAACAGAAACTATGAGGTTGCTCAACCAGAATATGTTCGCCTATTGTGATATCAATGCTCGTGCCGTTGATGTTTTCAAGGGGAGCATTGATGACTCCTTCGTTGACCAATTCTCTTAATCTGTGATATGATATTAATGACATGGTATTAATCCTGATCTACGTAGTTGCGATCTGCACCTGATTCGGTAAGGGCTATCAGTCCTTCGATTAGATATTTAGCGGCTTTGAAGTCATTCTGCATAATAGCGCGAACAATCATCGCATCTTCAGTTTCCATTTCCTGCACAAAACGGTCTACGAAAATAGGACTACATACAGGAGCTTCAATACCCGCGTCTTCAGCTTTGGCTAAATAATGGATGGGCTTCTTAAGATCCTCAAGACCGTTCTTCTTTCTCCAGCGTGTGATGTATTTGGTAGCGCATCCTAATAGATAATGCATACCTGTATCGATTACAAAATCCCAATGTTGGTAATCTCTAACATAGTGATCACCGCCTACTTGATAGTCGTTGACTTCCATTATAGTTCCCCTGCTTTTACGATTATGAAATGGTCTAAGAATTGACTGACACCTGCTATCTCTTTAGGGTATTCCTGAAGAAATTGTATAACTTTAAGTAGTACGGGCATCGCGTTCTTATTACCTAAATGAAGCTCTTCAAGACAATACATACCTAGCTCAGCAGTATCTGCTATCTTAGCAATAATCTTTTCAGTAATGGCTAAATCAGGTATGTTGGGTATATTTCGTTCTTCCCAATGTCCCTCGGCTTCTTGCAATGCTAATTTGATTGCAGGGAAATCCCTCTTAACATCAGCAGGAGTGTCGCCGACATACGCTTCAGCGATGTCATGTAATAACATATAGCGGACGACTGATGCACTATCTATACCATTGAGTTGACATAGCTCATGAGCAATCAGAGCCGCGTTACAACTATGGAAACCATTATTGTAAGGGGTAACATGAGTGATGGTATGCATACGCTCAACTTTTAAACCTTTACGCCATATATGTAATTGATTGATATCCATCTTATTTCACCCTGTTCTCTAGCCAATCTTCAGCAGCCATACACCAGTCATCGGCTTGGATATATCTGGTATAATTCAAAGCTTCATTAGCGCCATGTAATTTATGCTGACGATGAACATTTAGCATAGGAATAACTAGATTAATAAAGTATGCAGATTCCCAGCTATCTGTATTTAGAATTTCGTCGATGTTATATTGATCATAGATAGCAAAGAATAAGCGAAGATCTTTTTCAAACGCTTCCATATCATCATGATGCATAACTACCATTTGATCCACTTGGTCGTAAGGAATGGCGGTAATATCATATTCCTTAGATAGCTTAAACCATAGATCACCTGCGACACCACTGGTATAGATATGATATGAATTACTAACCTGAGTATAAGTACCCATCGGCATACCAAGATGAGCGGCTACATATTCCTGGATCATACTAAACTGAACCGCGTTCGCACCGTATGCTCCCCAGATCACATCATTGGAACGGTTGTAGACCGTCATACAAAGTTTACCGTCTCGTACACGGAACACGATAGACATGTTACACGCTTTGTCTTTGGTAGCCCTACCTAAATCAGCATCATCCCAGATTTGACAAATCGCTTGACGAGTATAAGGGTCTTTCTTTAACACCATTATTACTTTTTCAAGTTGATCCTGAAGGATACTAATCCCTTCTCTTAAGCGATGACCATAAGGCGCATTGAATACAAGACCATCGTCGCTGTAGTCTCGCATACGTGCATTAAATTCGGCTAGGAATTTAACATCTTCACGACCTGCTAGAATCCACAGAGCCTCCATTAGATGGAAGAAGGGGTTGGCATCGCGAACCTTACTAATAAGAACCCGCTGTTGAGGATGATGGTACACTGTTGAAACAGGGAACGGTACTTCAAGTGTATCTCCTGCTCGGCTCCCTAAACCTTCCCCCATTGTCATCATTAATTTGATACCTTGGGATAAAGCATCATTTACATTCTTAGCGTTAATAACGTACATTATCTTATGTCTCCGTTTTCATATTTTTCTTCATTAACTAATCTCTTACCAGAACCAGCCAAATACACCATAAAGTTATGGGTCTGTTTGCACAGACGACCTTCTTTGATTTTCCATAAACCTTTCATAGTTATTCTATAATGTCTGATCCCTCTTATTTCTCTACATTTATAATAATCAGAAGCGAAAGAATATCCATGCTCAATACCTTCAAATTCAATAGGTTCTGCTTTCCACACATGAAACATAGCTATTCACCTCTTCCATTATATTTTTGTCTTAGAAAACCTTTCTCAGTTTTCACACGTTGGTACTTATCAAATTCACATAGTGAGTGTTCTATATCTCTCATCTCCAACTTAGGAAATGACTCGGGCAGATATAACTCAGCCTCTTGGAGCAAGTATAACATTTCCGTATTAGACTGACAAGGTTTTAATTTCTTATCAATAGGACGTTCAAAGATTCTATTGAGGCCTCGCATAGCTCCTGGACCGGCATTAGCCCATGTATAAATATCAGGAGCATCTTTTAGATAACGAGTATGTCGCATATCAGTGACCATTTCATAAGCTATGAACCCACTAATTCCAGGATTACCAGTAGCAAATAAATTGAAAACCCCTTCCAATGATAGTTGCTGTGACTCGAGAATTTCACTGATATGCTCTCGTCTGTTCCACAGGGGGTCTCCAATATTCACACAGGTATGATGGTTCTTTGGAACAGCTTGCCCGCCTGTTGTAAGCATATACGCGCCGTTGTAAATCTGTAGACCTGCTTCTTTGCGACTGTTTAATACGTCCTCAGCGAACCCTGAATCCCACTCAACCAGTAGCTTACCAAGATCTTCAAGCGTATCGATGAGATTAATACGACGCGCCACTGCAAAGGCAAACCATAGATAAGGATGGTCGGCGTACTTGTCACGAATGTTTTCTTTCATCCAGATAGTGGTAGTGTCTAATTCACGAAATACATTACAGAACCTGTAATCCTGAAGAACAGGATCCTCAGTCCATGGCTTTGAACAACTAGATAATTTACGATGGTGTATACGATGACGCTCCTGCATCCAATAAAATAACGTATTGAGTTCTTCCTCTTTAGGAATTAAATTCATCGAAATGCTCCATCTTCTTTTCAGCAGCCGCGTAGATTTCATCAGTGACTTCACCTACTTCACCACCCTGCCCATCTGCAAAATCTAGAACCGTTTGAGCTATTGTTTCACAGGCGAATAACGATAACATCTTAATATTGTTATCTTGGATTCCATGTAACAAACATTCATCTTCGATAGCGTCATCCAAGATCTTAGCATATTGCTCAGGAGTTGAATCGTACGGTATCTCAATATAATTCCGATTAGCTTCAAACAAGAAACTACCCTTCATAGCTAAGTCGGTACACACTGGTACACAACCCTGAATCATGGCTTCAACCATCACGCGGTTGAAGTGACAGCCCAACTTAGAATAGTTCTTAGACCAACTAGGATCTACTAATAACTTAGCATCACTTAGATGCTTATCACGTTCTTCGGTGGTAATGTACCCTAGATAATCCATACCGTTCAGTAACGCTTTATCCCAAATACGACTACCGTCTTCATTGATATATTCAGGTTTACATTTATCCTTGGAAGTCATATAGTGATATTCAATACCACCGCCGCAGATCATCTTATTTGTAAATTCGTCCATATACGCTATCGCACGGATGAGATCATCGACACGTTTCCAGCGTTTAAATGTTTGCAATGATAGGATGGTATCTGACCGATCATAAGGTTCTTTGACAGAAAGATCTTCAGGCACATTGTGAGGATTGGGAATGAACGCTCTCCGTACTGGTAATACGCTGCATGAGTTAAATGCTGCATCATGAACACAGACCACACCTTCAATATCATCTACGATATTAAGGATATGAGGATATAGCTTCTGCATATTACCATCATGCACAACAACTAACTGAGGTGTCATGTGGTTCTTGAATACTTGTAACCAAGCTTCGTCACCTTTGTTAGCTTTGGTGCAGGTCGGCACAGGGATATGATGTAGGATGAGGTCGTAACTATCTGCTGTGTCTCCCCATTGTTCCATATTTGCAGCATAATTCAGTTGGAACATACCTTCCCAGCCAGATTTCTGATGCATCCATAACCCTAAACCATCGCCGTATTCCCAACCCTGCTGTCCGCTCCTGTCCTTTATTTTAGGTACTCCGGTAATCCCCTTATTTTTCAGCATAACGCTATCTACCGTATGACCGAGCTGCTTTAAACCACGCGCCATAAACTCGCTGTAGTTAACAATACCGCCCCAATCTTGGATGTGAAAATGAGTTATCAGGATACGCATAACTTACAATCCCTCCTCAATGTAACCGCCATTAAATGCATCACGTACATAAGCGCGACCTAGAGCTTCGTCTACTGGTTTCTTAGGATTCTTTGGTACATACCCTTTAATGAATGCGGCGACCAGCTCATCGAATGTAGCTTCGTCCAGATTGTCTTCTAGGAAGCTGGTGAAGATTTCAAACGATGTGCCCTTACGAGGATCCTTCGGACCTTTGCAGAAGCTCATACCCATGAGATCTTTGGCTCGGATACCTTTACTCTTAGGAGCGGCTTTAGGTTTAGACGATTTGGTAGAACCCTTGGTAGGTTTTTCACCGTCACCCTTTGCGATCTTCTTACCTAATGCTTTGGTGAAGTCGGGGAAGTCATCTTCGCTTTCTTCCAGGATTTCCCAGATAGCTTCAGACTCCTCATCTTCATCATCGAACTGTTTACCATTGGAACCGATATTAGTATGTAGTCGATGCATCTCCGATATACTAAACTCTAGCGCAAGTTCATCCGCGCCATCTATTAAAGCGATAGCTAAAGAGAGGCCATTATCCTCTATGAATGTATCCAGAAGTTCTTTATCTTCTGATTTAGATAGGACTTCTAGTTTATCAAAGTCAATAAGGAAGTGCATAATTTTTCACCTAGTAAGCTAAATAGTATTATAAATAGGAGCATAACAACTGACGCCCCTGTACTCTGTTCTAAAGTCTTTAACATGTCCCTCTTAACTTCATTAGGACATCCAGGACAATGTCGGTCTCTGCGACAACGGAAACACCCTGATGCTGGATCATTCATTTCAACATCTCCTTTAGACGCTTTAAAACTGCGAACCCTCTTTGCTTATCGTGCCACTTTCGGTCACGACATTCAGGCGGGTCTTGATCATTTACATCCCAAGCAAGACCACACTGACCGCAACACATTTGGTCACTTTCTTGTCTGGCCTTGCACCCTGCTCTTCGCATCTTACTTACCGAGCTTCAGATGACCCTTCTTAACGAACCACTTGATATTGTGAATGGCATACTGGGTATCGACATTGAGACCGCTACGAGGACGCTTGTGATGTTTAACCACATGGTCTACGACCTTCTGCACAGTGTCACAACCTGCACCGATGGCTCCGTGAATACGAGCTTCAATAGTACCATCAGCACCGCCGAACTCTTCAGTAGAAATCTTAGCTGACATATCGAACTTAGATTTAGTAGTGGTAGCTTTAGCCTTTGGAGCCGCTTTAGCCTTTGGAGCTTCCTTCTTAGGTAGCTGCTTCTGGAGATCAAGAGTACGCTTAATCGCAGTGGGTTTATCACGGAACTTCTTGACAGTGTTCTCAAGCAACTCACAAGCTACTGCATTGTATTGAGCAGTGATCTCTTTAAGAGTAAGCTTCTCAAGTTGAACCTTGGTGAATGTATTTAAGTTTTTCATGACTGTTTTCCTGTTTTAGTGTTTATGCTGAAGTTCAGCTTGGAATCATTATTATTCATAATCACGAAGAAAGCAAGACTTTTATTCATAATTATGAAAAATAACTCGGGATGACCAAAAAGCCACCCCGAATCAATACTACTTAGTCCCAGTTGTCTTCGTCAAAGTCGTCGTCACCGGCACCATCATCTGCGAAGTCAGCAAAGTCTTCCGTCGCAGCAACACTACCGTCTAGACGATCACCCTTCTTACGAAGCATAACATTGTTCAGACCAAGAGCAATTCCAGGTTTCCCACCGTCTTTAGCTTTGAAGAAATAGATGTTCACTGATACATGGAAATATGCACCACTGTAACAATATTCTTCAATATCATCTTGATCCGCTGGTTCATTTGAGCGATTCACAATTCCAGGTTTTTTACCTGCATTTGCATTCATGAAGTACATACCTTCGTACTCTTCACCATCGCGCTCATCGTCACCATCACGTAGCGGTAGTTTGAACTTACCAAGTTTCTTAGCAGCGTCTTCACCGACCGCTTCAATCAGAACTTTCTTGATAAGACCCTTCAACTTCTTAGCTTGAGCATCGTTCTTAGCCAGAAGAATCTGAGTACCGTAACCACCACTGGAACCATCTTCCTTATCCTTACGAGGATTTGCTACATACACGTAAGAACAACGGACATTCTGTATTACCATTTTAGCCATTTTGACTGTTTCCTGTTTTAAGTTTAATTAGTCCAAGTCTTTAAAATCACTGGTAAGAGAAGCTTGGACAGCTCTTCTCTTATCAGACATGGGTGCTATTACCAACGAACCTTCTGGCTTGAAAGTAACTTCACTCATAATCTCTTTAGCAGCTTTGACGAAACCTTTCACGCCATCTGCTTTCATCTTTTCTTTAACTGCTTTCTCAAGCGCCCCCATTGCTTTCGGCTTGCGCTCGTAGAACTCTTCTTCATCAAGATATTCTAGCAAGGGGGAGAAGTCAGCGTCTAGCGCATCTTCTTTAAGTCTACGCTGGGTTGTTTTACGAACCAACTTATAATGCTCTTCATAATCAGTGGAACCTTTGTCGACTTCTTGCTGGACATTAGCCTCTACCGCTACAATAAACGCCCTGAGCATTGAAGCATGCTCCATGACAATCATCTTCTGTTCAGCGGTCATAACCAGTGGATCTGGGAAACTGTCTTCAGCAAAGTCCGCAATCGCTATCTCTTGAGTCTTGTCATACAAGGCTGAGCATTGCCCATTAGCACCGCAGAACCGGCAACCGTCATCACTTGGTACGAGTTTAGCTTTAGGCTCCAATGTGGCTTTAGCCTTTGGCACTAGTTCATCATCTTCCCAGTTACGGAGATAATCTTTAGTGGTTTCCCATGTACGGATAGGACCGTCTGGATGGAACGCCCTTGGCTGACTGATGGTAATCTTAACACCATCCATCACGCTGGAACCGTTTAATGCGGGAAGATAGATAACACCCAATCCATAACACATGGCCTGAGGATTATCGATAACCTCTACCGCAACTCCCTGACCATGTTTATAGTCGATGATCTCAACTTCAACACAGTCTTCACCATCCCAGAATAAAAGAATAACGTCGGCAGTACCACCATCAAGTCCGGGAATCTTTAGAAACTTCAGTGAGGAACGAACTTCAACCAACATCTCAACACGTAGACCAAAGTCTTCAGCCTCTTCAATACGTGTACGGATATAGTCAAGACTTTCCTGCACAGCATCAACCATGTTCTGATTGACTGTGAACTCCATGCCGTCGGCTTGAAACTTGTATCCTAAAAAGTGTTTAGCTTCTAATTTTTCAAGTAAGCACTTTTCATGAACCTCGTGAGCTACCGTACCTTCGGCGGCATATTTGCTGGAGCTATCTTCGATATTTAGGCTTTCCACTAGAGCAATAGATCCAGGACATGTCATCCATCGCTTTGCTCCGCTTGGTGATAATCTTGCGTGTGTTGTCATCTTACTGTTTTCCTGTTTTAATCAAAGTAAAGTTCATAACGGTTATCAGGGTCATCTGGGTCAAACACTTGGTCTTCATCAAATACCTTCTCACCGTCATCGTTAGTATCTACAGCCGTTTCACCTTTGCGAACTTGGTATCCGTCGGCTTTCCATTCGTCATACGTTTGTTGCATTAGTTAGATTTTCCAGTTTGGTAGAAAACCATTATCATATAATGATTTTGTATCTTTCAATGTAAGGTCAAACCCTTGTCCGTTTTCTAACTGATAACGGGTATAAACATGATCAGTGAAAGGATTCTGTACATCCTGCTTATCCTTATCTAACATCGCACCGCTTATAATGAGAGACTTTTTGTTAGCTATCTTAAATAGTTTGGCCTTATTGGTTAACTGTAACATCACCCTGCTCCCAATAGTTTAGGTGATTGATTACCATGAAGAGTTCGTGAAAGCTGAACACGATTACCAGCCTCTTGACCTTTATTGTAACCGGCTGCATTGGTGGCGCGTGTTCTGTTACTGACTTTAGAAAGACTCAAGTTATCTGAACACCATGCATCTAGAGTGATCTTGGTCTGTTCATAAGTGGAGAGCAAAGCGGGGAGAGTATTACCTTCTTCATCTTCAAGAGTTCCTGCTTTGGCCGCTCCTATAAGTTCGTTGCAGCGTTCTGTAATTCGTGTCTTAGCGCCTGTCCAGAAAGAGTTAACAAAGCCGCAATCTTCTTTACCATAGCGTTTCTTGGATTCAACACGAGCTCCTTTTTCTACTACCTTAACAATCATCTTGAATATGTATATGGCAAAGGTACGATTCGCTTCTGTACCTACGAACATATAATGTGCTTTACCGGATTTGTATGAATCTTGGAAATAGAAACTACAGAAATAAAGTTCAGCTATTTTAGATGCTACGATACGCTTCCAAGGTCGATTGGCTGTTTCAATACCGTCTTTGTTTACAGGATTCTCTTCACTGGAAAGATCTTCCATAGAGATATTATGCTTTGCTAACATGGCATGAAGTTGTCTAGCAGCAGACATCGCTTCATTCTCATTAGCAGTACCCTCGGCCATTGCGAGGAGCTTCTTCATCTTTGCAATAATTCTGTCTTGGTTCATGACTGTTTACCTGTATCTCTGTTTTAGTGTGAATTCATTATTACTCACATATTTGATAAAAGCAAGGATCAATTCTAACTTTTATCAAATAGTTCCGGTTACGCTGTCCGGAGTTGACGGTAGTGATAGGAGAGTTTAGGGGGATCTTATCACTAATCAACCGATTTATCCCAAGGTAGGGAGTTACTGTACTACCAATGAACCGCGACCAAGAGCACCGTCTTCAGACAGTTGGATATTGTGGCTCTCGCGTTTGGCTTCATTGATGAATTCGTAGTGTTTAGAATCACCTGTTTCAACATTGGTGATAACACGACCTTTGCGAATAAACTTTGCTTCTTTCATTACTGTTTACCTCTTAACTAATTTAAAAGATAACCCCGTAGCACCAATGTCCGACCAGTGCTACGGGGTCAAACCGTTACACCATCGCTTTCATCATTGCTGCGAGCTGCTCTGGGGAACAGTCATCAACATCGCTGAGCGCTTTGGCACCGTTGCTGGTCATGACCTCTTTAGCTTCAGCACGACCTGTCTCTTTGGCATAAGCCTTGAGAGCTGTCTTAACCGCTTCGGCTGATACTTCAGCATCGTCTTCACCGAGACCGTCGTCACCGTCGTCACCTAGACCGTCATCAGACTCTTGTGGACCGGCTTCCCAAGCTGCAATGATATCAGCATAATCGTCGGTGTCAGCTTTCTTCATACTACCTAGTAAAGTAGTAGTCATTGCAACACCGGCATCTTTAAGGACACCCATCGCAAACTCTTCACCGTGATCTTTCTTGGCAGCTTTAGCAGCGGTCTTCAGATCATCCATAGTGAGGTCATCACCGTCATGGACTTGTTCCGTAGTTGATGGCTTGCTGGTCGTGGATGGCTCTTCTGCGGAAGATGTCTCACCGGTGATGAGAATCTTGTTGAGTTTATTGATTAGATCCGCGTTCTCAGGGATCAGGTCAATGTTGTATGTTACTGAATTCGCCATTGTTGGCTCCTTATTAAATAGTTGATTACTGTTTTACTGGCTAACTGGTTAAACACTTATCCGGCCAGTGGAGCGTACTATGCCTGAGCTTTAGGTAAAAAGCAACCCCTTTTATTACTTTATATTTTAGGCTTTACTTTATGTGATTTTATAGGCACAATACCCGACACTATTTAATAACACTCAGAGGAACCGACGTGAATTTAACATTAGACGAGTTAAAGAAGGCTCACAAAGAACAGTTAGATACGCTGATAGACGAGGCTGGTGGTGTGAATCACTTGTCTAAAATGTTGAACCTTCATTATACAACTGTTAAAGGTTGGCAGGAGCGAGGTCGTATTAGCAAAGAAGGAGCCAGTCTTGTAGAGGCTCATGGTTCACTAGGGGAACACTATAAAGCGATAGAACTTCGTCCCGACCTATAAAAATTACAATAAGGATTCGCCCTGATGATTGTTAATGAAGAGCAATTAAAACCTTATTTAGACGGTGACGCAGATCTCATACCGCTAAATATATGGAACAAACAAACGACAGATAAGAAAGGGAAAGTACAACAACGAGGTAAAACCCCGCTATATCCTGACTGGACAAAGTCCAAAGGAAATATCAGCAAGGTACTCGAACTAATTAAGAAGAGTTACAATGTAGGTTACAGAATACCTGACGATGAAATCATTATTGACATTGACCATCGTAACTTTGGTGATGAAGATAGTCTAGCTAAACTCTGTGAATTCTTAGGCGTAGAGGATTTAGCTGACCGTTGCCCAACTGTTATCACCGGTTCAGGTGGCTTCCACTATTATATGAAGAAGCCCAAAGACGTCAACATCCGTGAGACCATCGACCAGTTTAAAGGTATTGAGTTTAAGACTGTCGGTCGTCAGGTTGTAACGGCTGGTAGTAAACATCCTAATGGTAATCACTATGTCTGGGACGACTTCTCTCCCCCTTATGGTGAGCAACCTAAAGCACCCAAAAAGCTCTTAGAATTACTGGCTTATGAGATACCTGAAAATCAGGGTGAGGCAGGTGTTATCAATGGTGATCAGCTCGCACGATTACTCGAGCAACTTGATGTAGAAGATTTTGCTGAGCACGATGACTGGTTTAAAATCATGTGTGCCTCACATCACGGTACTAATGGCGCGGGTATTGAAGAATTCCTTGAATGGTCGTTGGATGATCTGGAATACGCGGACGACGAGCATCTGATTCGCTGTCGTTGGACATCACTAAGTGAGAAACCAGTTAGCATAACAGTTAATAGCCTTTACAAAGAAGTTCTAGCACATGGTGGCGACACAGCTGTCGTAACGGCCAGTGAGGACTTTGAAGACTTCGCAGAGGATGATGGTCTTGACGATGACTTTGATGATGTAATGTCCAAGCCTGAAACCAAGAAGTCATACAAGGTAGGTCTAGCCACTGACCTCGCTAACAACCTACATCAAGCCAGTTCAGAAGATGATATTGTTAAAGCCATAAGAGCATCATTACAGGCCGGTACAATAGAACAGGTTAAGGCGATGTCTATAATCTGTCATGCTCTTAAGTGGACAAAGGGGCAACTCAACGCAGTCGTCAAACAAATTAAAGAGCGTATCATCGATGACCTAGGTAGAATCCTTGCTGAAAAGACTTTGGAGCTAGTATTCCATAAGAAGAAAGGCCTCGTCATGAGTGACAGTGGTATGTTCTGGATGTACAGTGGAAAGTTCTGGTCGAATGTCACTAAACAGTACGTAGGCAAAAAGATCACACAAGTCCTCGACGACATGCGTAAGAAGATTGACATCGATGTTAAGGAGAACGCTCTGGTCACCGAGTCACTTAGTATCATGGAACGTCTTACCGCAACCAACAAAGATATCCTCCGCTTACGTGAGCGTCCGCACCCTGTTATTAACTGTAACAACGGTGAGCTATGGATACGCAAAGACGGGACGACTAAGTTAAGACCTCATCGCCCTGCCAGTTACTTACTACAATTATTGGAGGTAGAGTACAGTCCTGGAGCGGAGTGTCCTTTGTTTGATAAATCCATCCGTCAAATATTCCGTGACTTTGAAGACACAGAGGATATCGTCCGTCACTTTGAGGAATATATGGGTTACGTCCTCCATCCTGATAAACGTCCAGCTAAGTTCTGGTTATTCAAAGGTCCAGGAGGCGATGGTAAGACAACTCTTATGAAGGTGTTGTCCGCTATATTAGGTGACTCGGTTATGCCTGAATCAATCGACGCATTTAAGGGAGGAGCAGGGGGTGATAATCACGCATATGAAAGTCTTCCTGGAAAATTATTAATCTACGATGATGACATGAATAAGAACAGCATCTTACCAGATGGCACTCTTAAGAAGTTGAGTGAGGATGGTGAGCTCACTGCTAATCCCAAGGGTTATACCAAGTTTAAATTCTCCAAGGTCTGTACCGTTACCATGTTGAGTAATGGGTATCCTAAGACCAAGGACTTGACACGTGGCTTTAGGCGTCGCGCGGCTGTTATACCATTTAATAGGGGCTTCCACGATGATGGGGCTATAACAGACCTACCTGAGCAGATTATTAAAACAGAGCTAGCAGGTGTACTCAACAGAGCATTACAGGGGTTGCAGCGGTTACGTGAGCGCGGTGACTTTAAAGAACCACATTCGTGTGTGTTGGCTAAAGAGGTGTGGTTGTCGGAATCTAATACGGTTGCCCTGTTCTTAAAAGAAAGGATAACGGTGACTCATGATACCGCTGATACTGCCTGTCTCTCTGACCTTTATGTCAGTTACAATGAATGGTGTCATACCTATGGAATAAATAGGATTGATACTAAACAGGGTTTCAGGGGTGCATTGGAAGATATGGAAATATGGTATGGTAAATTGGGAGGGAACCGGAGCGGATTTAGAGGTATTAAACTGTTGGACGAAGATATTGAAGACTTTGATGGTTTGGAAGATTCTTCTGATGATGAATGGGATTGATAGCTTTTCTAATTGGTGGTGGGTTGCTCAGAATTATTGTAACTCTTGTAACATCGTTACCTCTAAGTCATCAAAAAGGTAGTGAAGGTATTAAAAGTCAGTGCAATATTAATAGAACAGTAGAAAAACGATATTTTTTCAAATATATATGGGGTAGTGGTCATGATTTTCTTACCGAAATAACATTTGGGGTGCAAAACAGGCCAAAAAGTTACTTCCGATGACATTGGTATCCAACCGTCACGACTTCTTTAGAAAAGTTATAAAACTTTACAAAGTTATAAAAGTAGAATATAATTGCTGCAAATAATAGAGGTATAAAAGTATGAACGTAGCAGAACAGTTAAATTCAGAGCAACTTAATATATTGATGGATATCGGTCAGGGTGACGTGATAAAAGGTGTTAAAGTTTTAATCAGTAGGTTTAAGAAAACGGATAAAGACACTGCATATTACAATTCAGCTAATAGGTTTATAAATCTGTATCTTGAAAGAGCTGGTCACGAAGACCGCATAACCGTGACTGATCTCTATAATGAGTATTGCGAGTTTACTAAATATCAGCTAGGTAAAAAAGCATTTAATAAATTACTTGAGCATCAGGGTTATCCGATACGATCAGCTAGTTCTAATCGTTTAACCGTCTTTTGTATCAAATCAAACTGGATTTAATTATGGCTACCAAACAACTAAGACATTGTATGATCGACCTTGAGACTGTCGGCTTAACGCCTGACGCACGTATTGTCTCCATAGGTGCTGTTATCTTTGACCCGCGTTACGGGCGTATCGATAAGAAGAACACCTTTTATATAGAGCTGGATCACAAGGCTCAGACCAATCGCGCGATGGATAAGGGTACAATGGAGTGGTGGACTAAACAGTCCCGAGAAGCCAAGAAAGCTCTAAAGGGTACAACCTTATTAGAGGATGCTCTTGAGGAGTTGGCGTTCTGGTTGCCTGAGGATGTGAAGGTATGGGGCAATGGTCCGACCTTTGATATTGTTATCCTGGAAGATGCTTACCATCAGTGTGGTATTGAGATACCTTGGAAGTTCTGGAACATACGTGACTGTAGAACTATTAAGGATCTTTATGAGTCAGCTCGTGGTGGTTGGGAAAAGAAGTCAGGAGGCACTTTACATAATGCTTTGGATGATGCACAATACCAAGCACAATATGTCATTGAAATGTGGCGTAAGATATTAAAACAGTAAAACAGGAGAAACAGAGATGGAGATTGAATTAAAGATCTTATCAGGTATCCGGATAGACGGTAAGCGTGTGGGTAAACCGCGTGATGCAGTACCCACAGGTAAATGGAGAATCGTCAATAAGGATGGTGACGCTACTCTTTATTTGGAAGTAACATTCACAAAGATGAGACAAAGAGATACCGGAGAAACCAGTGGTTTGTTTAGGAATCCTGTTTATGAATGGGTCGGATATGATGAAACTCAATACATCCCTGAAGGATCCCTTAGCCTTAAAGTTACTTATGATAATGAGTGTGGAGGTGAGTCATGATGTGCGATGTAAGGCAATGCCCAGAAGATGAAGTCGTTCCTCTATTTAATAAAATGGTTGAGGGTAATAAGCCTCATGACGTTAAATGGCATGATGGTCATATTTATCTAAATTATCGAGCACCTAGCGTAGAGATTCGCTTTTGGGTTAGACCTAAAGGGTTTGTCACTTTTGAATTTTATACAGGGATATCTAATATCCGTTTTGATGGTCAGCTTAAAGATGAAGACTGTATTGCTATCTTAAGAGAAGCCAGTAAAGACGGTAAAGGTATGAAGGTTAGTGACTTCATTAAACTGTCATGATTAGCATAACAATCAAAGACGACACCGATATGGAAGAGTTAAAGAAGACTCTAAAGCGTATTGGTGCAGAGTTGTTCTGGGACGGTAAGTTAGGTATGATGCTGAGGAGGGTAAGAAGATGAAAGACAGAGAATTTCTAATATGGTTACATGAGCGTCTCACAGATGTCCACGGTGAAAACTCTCATGTAGACTATATGCATAAGTTGCGAGCTATAATTAAAGCAACACCTAAAGATCAACTAACACCTAATATGGGTACAGGTAACAATCTTTCTGAATTGTTGAGGGATATGTCATGACCGATAAATTAGACATGTACGAAGAAGGTAGACAAGCTCGTCAGGGCTTTATAACGTCACAAGGTTATATGGGTTTGTCTCGTAACATCACTGCCAAAGATGCTATGAAGGTGTTCCTACCGCCTGTACCACAAGACATGATGCAGGTTCAACGACCATTACCAGCCGGTAATAAGAAGTGGATAAACGGCTGGGAAGATGCTAAAGCTGATGAATTCGTTACTGAAGTCATGAGTAGTCTTCCTAAGATAGCACAATTTCCTGAGGAGAAAGAAGATGAGACGTAAATACACGCGGCTCAATATGAAATTGGTTATGAAGCGCCTTAGACGAATTAGAAGAATCTATTACAGGCGTAGAAATATGAACACTAAATGGGCGAGACGATGATAATCGGTATTATGATAGGTTTTATATTAGGTTTTATAATAGGTATATATTGGAAGTAAAGACATGACTGATAAAGAACTTAAAGACGGTGAACCATGCGATCATCCTGGATGCTTGTCCCATGTGAGCCATCCATGTGAAGGTTGCGGTCGTGTAGCGGGTAAGAAAGTCACTAAAGACATTTACTTTAAAGATCCTTTACCTGAAGACACGTTATCAAAAGATCCCGGATTAACTGATTCAGGGGAATAGGTTGCTTTCGTCCCTGCAATGATGCATAATAGGAAACACTTAAAACAGGAGAACAGAGATGCCTAATGTACCATTAACATTTGAAGATGTCAACGAGCTAATAACTGATTTGGAACTAGATATGGATCCGGTTGATAGCAATGATAATACGGAACGAGCATTGCTTGATATCATCCTAGCTATGGATAAAAAGCGTGATGAGCAGCTTAGAAATCTTGTTGAAAATATCGTCCAGTCTATTGAAAACGGGACGCCTACAAATGATCTTTACAATAGCTTAGCTAATATAAGAGAATAGAGATGAACCTGAAATTGTGGAGTATATTTCCTGGAAGCGTAGCTGAGCGAACAGTTCATTGGTTCTTAAAAGGTAAGAAGTATCCTATGATCCCTCAACATATTAATTGTCGTTGTGTGATGAAACCTATAATTAAGGAGAGTGAAGATGGCATGTAAACCGATAACACCTGAGGAAGCAGCCAGCCCTGAACATAAGAAGTTCTTGGAAGAATTATGGAAGGATGACGAATCTAAGCGTTTTCCTTTTTATAATCCTAAGGTAACTGAAGATTTAAGAAAGATCGGTCAGGAGGAATTTAAACGGCTTTATTCTCAGGAACCTTTGCCGAATTCCGATAATTGTTTAATATGTGCTTTTGTGGGCAAATGTGATGGTTGCGCCATATATCCCAACAAGGACGACTAATGCCAACAGTAGACTTCGACAACAAGGAAGTTAAACAGCACATAGCTGAAGCTTTAGCTCTTCCTAAGACACATCCTCAGTCTCCGTGGGTAACTATCCCTAAGGATCAGTTCTACCTGTACCGTCTGTCTTATGCTTATGAGGTAGATCTTGAGCCTATTGAGAGCGACCATGTTTACGACATGTTCACGCGCTACCTACAACGTCAGGAGATTATGTTCCCTGAGATATGGGAAGCTGTATCCCTAACTTGTTTCCGTGATGGTAGTTGGCAACATACAGGGATGTTCATACACGACCATGATCCTGAGGATGAAATGTGGTTGTTGTGATTTAATTCTGTTTTAGTGAATAAAAGTCTTGTTTTATGTGAGAACATGATCCATAATGAATTCAGTTCAAAGTAAACCACAAAACCACAAAACAGGAAAACAGACAAATGATCAACGCTAAACAACAAGAAGTCTTCAACCAGCTAGTAAGAGATGAAAATTCAAGCAAGTGTACTGAAGTTGTATTTAGTGAATTAAAAGAATCAGAGCACGGAACAGTATCATTTATCATCAGCACCGATTTCAGAATCAACCCATTCTGCTCATCAAAAAGCAAAATCGGTATGATTGGTCCGCGCGGTAAAGTTACTATCTGGTCTTAATAGGGAGAAATAGAGATGAATGATTTAACAACCTATAGAGCTTCAGATAGAAGAGTTTATAACGGAGCTCTTTGTTCAGATATGAGAAGGGAACAGGATCATACCGAGTATCTTCTAAAGCGTATGAAAGAAGCCGATCCTACTGTTAGATGTACCTACTTCCCAATGGAAGGTAAATTCTTGGTCTTCACTAATTCTAATATGCTTGAGAACCCTGATTTAAAAGGACCTCCTGTAAAGCTCACTGGTAACTTTCATTCTAGCAAACAAGAAGCTCTAATAGAAGCTATTACGGTATTAGAAGAATACTAATATTTACATTCTCCCTAAATTGAATTATATTGATACGAACCTAGCCGGTAAAACGTATCAATACATGAGCCAAACTCCATTAAATATAGATCAGCTTAGAGAACTCATCCATAAAGGTGAGGCGAAAGATCCCCTTGTATTCCTAGAATCTGTAATGGGTGGGCAAGACCCGCGTAAGACTTCCGGTATTTACAAGCTCATAATGGAAATTGATAGCTTTACAGGGGGCGATATAGCGCCTACTGACTGGACTGAAATAGTAGATTATGTTCTTAATCACGCTAAATATCACGAAGTTTCTCTAAACGAATCTACTCAAGCCGCTAAGACAATAGCAGAATATCTCCATGCCAAGCGTAAACAGATAGAGAAGTTAGATGGCATGTCTTCCGGTAATGCTTCCTCAACACCATTAAGTGAAGAAGAAATAGAGCTGTTCAAAGAGAGGTTCAATGATGATTTCTAATGAACCTCAATTTGAATTAGAGGAAACAGACTGGTCATTTAATGAACGTCGTATGCTCAAATACATGTTAGAGAATGACGGTATGCAGTTTATGAGATACTTCTTTAAGCTGCGTGAAGGTACAGTGATGCTTCGTAACTGGCATCACTACGTCATTGAATACGTTCTCCAAGGGGTATATGATGGTAAGATAGACAGGCTCATCGTGAACATTGCTCCAGGATATACCAAGACAGAACAAGTTGTGCTCAACTTTATTGGTCGTGGATTGGCTCTTAACCCTCGTTCCAAATATATTCATGCATCATATTCTGGTGACCTAGCTCAAGAGAATTCATCCAAGATTAAAGAAACCGTACAATCCAAAGAATTCCAAGAGCTTTGGCCTATGGCGATACGTGCAGATAGTAAAGGTAAGAAGCGTTGGTTCACAGAAGTAGGGGGCGGTATGATGGCTGCTCCTGCTGGTGGTCAGATTACTGGTTTCCGTGCAGGTCGAATGGAACCAGGATTCACGGGAGCCTTTGTAATAGATGACCCTGTAAAACCTGATGACGCCTATTCAGCCGTTAAGCGTAACGCTATCAATAACCGATTCAATAACACCATGCGTTCACGTCTTGCAATTGAGACAGTACCTATGGTCGTTATTATGCAGCGTATCCATGAGGAAGATCTTTGTGGGTATTTATTAAAAGGTGGCTCAGGTGATAAATGGCATCATCTAGTAATCCCTGCCATGTTATCCGAGGAGGTTTTAGACGCTCCTTACAATGACGATTACACCCACGGAATCCCCATAAGCATTGACGGAATACTGAAAGCTATGCACAGCGGTGAGCAATATGCTTTTTAGTGCTGAGGCCTTGGGTATTATTCCCAAGCAAATAGCTCCAGGAAGTCCGCTCTGGCCTCAGAAGCACGATCTTAAACAGTTACGCACCCTTGAACTCGGGGACAAGTACACCTATTCTAGTCAGATGCAGCAAAACCCTTCTCCCCTCGGTGGAGGTATGTTTAAAGATAGCTACTGGAAACACTATGATGTTCTACCAGCAGACATCGACCTAATGAGGATGTATGGTGATACCGCTCAGAAAACCAAAGAACATAATGACTATTCTGTGTTTCAGCTTTGGGCGCGTTCACGGTCTAAGGGTATCTTTCTGGTAGATCAAATACGAGGCAAATGGGAAGCTCCTGAATTGGAATCTAAAATGGTTGAATTTTGGACTAAGCATAAGCCCACGATATATAAGCCAATGGGAGTTCAAGTCGTAAAGATTGAGGACAAGAGTTCAGGTTCCAGTCTAATACAGTCTATTAAGAAAGATTACATGATACCTGTAGAGGCTATCCAAAGGAACACGGATAAGGTCTTACGGGCTATGGGTGTGGTGAAGTATTTTGCGAGCGGTTATATTCATCTTCCTAGAGACATCGATTGGGTACATGATTATAAAGAAGAGTTCCGTAAGTTCACACCATTAATGACCCACAAACATGATGACCAAATCGACCCTACGATGGATGCGGTGGAAGATTTAATTGTGTTTGAAGACATGATGTATAATAATAATGCAATGTAATATGGCCGCATATTTAATATAGGAATTTAAAATGAGTTCATTAGAAGATAGTAAGCCTCGTCCTGCTCAATTTATTGAAAACGGCCATGAAACCGGCTTACGTAGCGCGAGTGATTTCTGTTTTAATGTTGTGCATGACATAGCTAAGGATGCTGTTGTAGACGTTAGATTCCTAACAGGTGATCTCGCAGTAGAATTTTTATCAGCTGTATTTGATATCAATCAAGAACTTGTAATATTTGAAGTTTTTGAAGATACGATATACAGCGCTCCTGGAACCATTAACCCTAACATCGGTTGTCAAATGAATAGGATGTCTAGCCGACAAACTGAACTTGAATTTTATGAAGCACCTACTATTACTTCTGATGGTACGTTATTTATGAGACAGGATGTTTTAGGGGTAGCCGGTCAAAATGTAAGTAAACCTGGATTCGGAAGCGGTGTTGTTGGGGCAGAAAGAATTTTAAAACCAAATACAGAGCATCTTTTTAGAATAACTAACAGTTCAGCATTAACATCAAAAGTAGTTGTGCATATTGTGTATAAAGAAGTTAATCCCAAGGAGTATTCATAATGAGTTCATTAGAAGACGGCAGACCATCCCCCTCCCTGTATGTTGAGAACGGGCATGATACAGCTCTTAGAAGAGGTACGGCGTTTAATTTCCATGCTGAGATAGAGGCTCTAGGTGCTGCCGCTATTTCGGAAGTCAGATTCAAAACGGGTGATTTAGCAACAATTTTTGAAGCGGCTGAGTTTCATATTAATCAAGAACTAGTTACGTTTGAAGTTTATGAAAATGTGACCTTTACTGTTGCAGGAAACATACAACCTAAAACAGATTTCTCAAACAATATGAATCGGATGAGTACGAGAGATACTCAGCTAGATTTCTATACAGGCGTGACGGTAGATACAGTTGGAACTAGGATATTACATCAAGCTATTGTCGGCGAAGCTGGTAAGAATGTAAGCAAACCTGGATTTGGGAGCGGAGGCGAAGCGGTCACTCGTCTTTTAAAACCTAATACTGAACATGTTTTCAGAATCACAAACGGCTCGGTATTGGCAGCAAATATTGAAGCTCACGTTAATTATCGTGAAGTCACTGCTAGCCAATATAAAGATTAATTGGGATAGATTAAACAAAGGTAATTAACATGAAGAACATTATCATTCCGGAAGCAAAGATCCTAGATGAAGAGCAGAAAGACGGTCTTGAAAACCTTATTGCTCAATTAGGTACAGCTCAGGATAAGCGAAACGCTTCTCGTTTTGTTAATGCAAAGCGTCTTTCTATTGATGGTAATCAGGACGAACTAAACGCAATGTATCGCACGGACTGGTTAGCCGGTAAAGTTGTTGACATTATACCTAACGACATGACTCGTGAATGGCGAACCTTCGATGGGGACATTAAGCCCGAAACAATTCAGATGTTGGAAGATGAAGAAGACCGTCTTGAATTAGCCTCTAAATTTAATGAGGCTCATATATGGGCGCGCTTATATGGTACGGCGTTTATCATCATGTCTGTTGACGATGGGCAAACTCCAGACAAACCGCTGAACATTAACAAAATTAAAAAGGACGGTCTTAACTTCTTAAATGTAATTGACCGTCATCGTTTATCTAATGCTGACGTAGTACCGACTGCAGATCCAATGAATAGAAATTTTGGTATGCCTGAATTCTACAGGTTTAATGAGACCTCTCTTAAAATCCATCATAGTCGTGTGATTCGTTTTGATGGAGTTAAATTACCATTCGATGAATTCCGTCGTAATAACTATTATTCAGATTCTGTTCTAGACCGCCTTTATGAAGCACTAACTAACTTCAGTACCGTTACCGATAGCTCGGCTAGTATGGTTTATGAGACTAATGTAGATGTGATGAAAATCAAAGGTCTTATGAATTATTTACAAACCGCAGAAGGTGAGACCCTGCTGCGTAAACGATTTACATTAGCCGGTCAGATGAAGAGCTTTAACAATATGCTGCTCTTAGATGCTGAAGAAGATTGGGGCAACAAAACCAATAGTTTTGCAGGTCTTCCGGATTTGCTTGACCGTTATGCTCAGGTTCTTAGTGCTGCTTCAGATGTACCTGCTACTCGGTTACTGGGTACTTCCGCAAGTGGGCTGAATGCTACTGGTGAGGGTGATCTTAAGAACTACTATGACAAGATTAAAGCCGATCAGAAGAAAATCTATAAACCTCGTCTAGATAACTTTGACCTGATTATGGCTAAGAGTTTGGGTCTGGGTGACGATACCGATATGAGCTATGAATTTGATTCTCTATTCCAAATGACACCTAAAGAGAAGTCCGAAGTTGAGTTCAATAATGCTCAGCGTGATGGGTTGTATCTGGATAGAGATGTGGTTACTCCTTCAGTGGTCGCTAAGGAACTTGTTGAAGAAGGAACATACACCAACATCGATGAAGCATTTATAAAAGAATTAGAGGAATTTGAAAATGGCGACGATGACAATGACGATGATACAGACTTTGGCCTCGGCAACGGGGAAGAGGAAGAAGAGGCAGAGGAAGGTGAGGGGGATAAAGGCTCCAAAGAGTCCTGAGGTAAGGTATCGTAAACAGCTTGAAGCGTTAACACGGAAGTTACGCATTGATGTCAATACTCAGATTGTCCCTATACTTAGGCAGTTTGAATCTGAGTATGTCAATGATGCATATGCAGTAACACTGGAACAGGCTTTTGACAATCTTCGTAAATCTTACGAGGCTATAAACATCCAAGCCAAAATGGTATCCTCTTCTTTTGTTGATAAGACCAACAATGCGAATAAGCAGAGATTCTATTCTGCAATGGAAGACGCAGTCGGTGTGAATCTTTCAAGTATTGTTCAGGACGAAGGTCTAGGGGATATTCTCGTTGCTACTACTCGTGAGAACGTAGCCCTCATTCGTTCTATCCCTGAAGAGTATTTTAAGAAGATTGAAACTATGGTGTTTACCAATACCACGCAAGGTAGTACAGCTGGGTCTATGATTAAGCAGATCCAGACTATAGGGAAAACTACTGCGAAACGAGCCAAGCTAATCGCACGTGACCAATCTTCTAAACTGAATTCAGCATTAAGTCAACAGCGACAACAGAACTTAGGTATTGAAGAATACGTTTGGAAAACATCTGGCGATGAAAGAGTACGTGAGAACCATAGATCTAAGAACGGTAAAACATTTAGATGGGATAAGCCCCCGAAGGATACAGGTCATCCAGGACAAGATATTCAGTGTCGCTGTGTTGCTCAGCCAATTATCAATATTTAAATCGTAAAATAAGTTAGCTTAAAAGTTGTGTTTATGTTGAAGATGAATTATATTACTTTGAATATCCAAGGGTTCTAAAATGTATCTACAAGACCGCCTGAAAATAACAAGCGAAAGAACATACACTGATGAGGGGTTCCTCATAGTACCCGCTAGGATTTCTCGCACAGGTATTCAGAATTACCTAGCCGCTGAGATGGGACTCACTGACCGAGACCCTAAAGATATCATTAAAGTATTTAGACCTGCTGAAGAAGTATTCTCAGAAGAGTCCCTCTCTTCATTTACTAACAAACCTATTACCGACAACCATCCAGAAGAGTTAGTCAATGCGACTAATTCTAAGATGTTATCTGTTGGTCATGCAGGACCAGAAGTTACTCAAGACGGTGACTTCGCAACAACTGTACTCTATGTCACTGATGCCGAAGCCATCGCAAAAATCGAAAGCGGGAAAGTAGAACTTTCAAATGGTTATGTAGCGGATATTGACTGGACACCAGGAATTTCTCCGGAGGGCGACACATACGACGCTGTCCAGAGGAACATTAAAGGCAATCATATTGCGATTGTTGAACGTGGCCGCGCTGGACCTTCGTGCAGAGTGGCTGACCATTTACCCACAGAAGGAGATAAAGTCGTTATGGCTAATATCACTATCGATGGGGTTGACTACGAGGTTCCTACTCAAGCCGCTCAAGCTGTTGGTAAGCTGCAAGCGCAATTGAAGGATGCCGAAGAGGAAACCAAAAAGAAGGACGAAGAGCTCGAAAAGAAAGAAGATGAAATGGAAGAAAAGGCTGAAGAAGCCAAGAAGTCCGAAGATTCTCTGAAAGCCGAGCTTGATGATGCCAAATCTAAAGTTCCAACCACTGATTCAATCGACAAGCTAGTCGAAGATCGTACCGGCTTCATCGATACGCTTCTCAAGATTAGCCCTGACCATGATTGGAAAGGTAAAGACACAGCTGCTCTGAAAGGTGAAGTTGTTGCTGCTAAATGTCCAGGAGTTCAGATGGATTCTGTTTCTACAGATTACATTGATGCTCGTTTTGACCTATTGGTTGAAAGTGTGGATAACAATAGCCAACATCAACTTGATGAAGCTATTTCAAAAGGCGTTACCAATGAAGATGGTAAGGTCGTAGATAACCGTCCTGCTGACGTTATTGCCCGTGAAAATTTTGCGGACGAAAGTCGTAATGCATGGAAAAAAGATGGAGGTACTAAATAATGAGTGCTCAAGTTGCTTATGCTATTAGTCAGGCAGTGGCTTACGCTGGTCTGATTTTTGCTCAATCCCCTCACGACATTGTTTCTCGTGATGTAGAAGGTGCTGCGGGTATCGGTTTTGGTGTTGCGGTTAGCCGTGGTACTGATAAAGATCGCCAAGCTATCATCGGTGGTTCAGATTATCTCGGTGTTACCGTTCGTGCTCTGGATCGTGAAGGTGCTGCTAACAGTGGTGATATCGAGTACGCTGAAACTGAAGCTGCTGCTATCATGCGTGACGGCTACCTCTGGGCGATCTGTCCTACAGGTTGTACTCCTGGAGCGGCTGTACTGTTTAATGATACCACTGGTATTCTGGACGCAGGTACAGCAGGTGGAGGTGAAACTCAACTGAACGGTTCTAGTTGGGAATCTACTACCGCCGCTGGCGCTCTTGGTATTATTCGCCTCAACGATGCTGAAGTTAACGTCAATGCTAATGTTGAACAGATCATCAATGCTGAACTTACCGCAACTGACGGTACTAGTGGTGTAGGTCTACTCTCCATTCAACTGGTTGACGGTTTCGGTACTGATGTGACCTCTGAAAACATGGTTGAAGTATGGTGGTCATCTGTTGGTGAGTTTAGTCCTCCTGCTGATATCGGTGATGAAGCTCTCACTACTGGCTCAGAGATTCAGGAAATCCTGGATCATGCTCACTACAAGTTCATGAGTGATGCGACGGGTCTTATTGAGTTCAACGTAACGATGGACACACCAGCTCAAATCTGGTTCATGGTCTCCATTGATGGCCGAATCTTCACTGACACTGTAGTTGTCACAGCATAATTTAAGGAGAATTAAATAATGCAAACTTTTAAAAGACGCAATGGAACTACCGTTCAACTGGACGGCCTTTCCGCTACTATTGTTGAAGATGGTAAAACCCTCACTCTGGACGGAGCTCTTGCTCAGGCTATGGGTCATGGTTTTATCGATGCCGACGGTGCAGTGTTCTTCCAACGTCAACTCGAGCATATCAAGGCGAAGAGTTATGATGTTAAGTACGCTGAGCTTAAAGCTCGTCAACTGTTCCCAGTATCTAATGAAGGTGGTCCTGGTATTACTACCATCACCTACCGCACATATGATCAAGCTGGTGCAGCTAAAATCATCAACGCTTATGCTGACGACTTACCTCGCGCAGACGTAGCCGGTAAAGAGACAACCATCCCTGTTCGTTCAGTCGGTATCTCTTACGGTTACAATCTGGATGAGATTCAGTCTTCACAGCTCACTGGTGCTGCTCTTGATCAACGTCGTGCCAACGCGGCTCGTCGTTCTGTTGAGCAAGTTACCAATGATGTCGCCTTCTTTGGTGATGCTACTTCCGGTATGGGTGGTCTGTTTGACAATCCAAATATCCCAACTGGTGCAGTAGTTAATCCTGGATCGGGTACTGAGTGGGTCAACAAGACTGCTGATGAGATCCTGTTCGACATCAATGATCTGTTCGCAGACATTTTTGAGACTACCAAAATGGTTGAGAGCGGTAACACTCTGCTTCTTCCACCTGCTCAGTGGTCTTATATTATGGCTACTCCTCGCGCTACCAATAGCGATACCACCATTGCTCAGTATATTGCGGCTAATAGTCCGTTCCTTACTAGCCTTGATGACATCATCGCTGTTAATGAGTGTGCGGCTGCAAACAACCCTGAACTGGGTACTGATGCAATGGTAGCATATGATCGTAATCCTGACAAGCTGCAACTTGAGATTCCTGTTGAACTGGAAATGCTTCCTGTTCAACAGAAGAACCTTGAGTTCACTATCCCAGGACGTTCACGTCTAGCTGGACTGAACATTTACTATCCTCTTTCTCTAGCAATCGGAACAGGTATTTAAATCATGGCCGGAATCATGAACAATACTGCACGTCAGTTTAATCTGAAGTGCATCAGTGGTGGGAGTCGTGCTGTTGTACGGTTGGCTCCTGGATTTAATGTTGTTAAGGACGAGCATTGGCAAGCCTTTGTTCCTAAGAGCGGTAAGGGTGTAGACCCTTATGTTCTAGGTCTGAAGAAAGCCGGTAGTATCGACTATGGTAAGGCGATGGATGATCTGGAGCTTGAAAGAGAACCAGATACTATTTCCAAATCTAAGTTTGAGCCTCTCGTTAAAGCTAAAGCTGATCTCAAGGAAAGCGAGAACGGTAAGGCTAAAGCTGAAGCAGAAGCTAAGGAAGCTAATGCGAAAGCTGAGACTGCTGAAGCCGATGCTAAAAAGGCTAAAGTTGAACTTGAAAAAGCTCAGCTTGAACTGGCTGCTCTTAAGAAGGAACAGGGTAAAACTGAAGAGACGGATAAAACCGAAACTAAAGTAGATCCTAAAAAGGAAACTAACAAAGACACGAAGTCTAAGTAAGTTGATAAGCTCTGTACCATCAGTGCAGAGCTTATTTTAAACTAATCATTACATGTAGTGGTTAGTTTAAAATATAGAGACCCAATACTATGACCGCAGAATCAGAAAAATTAATGGGTATTAAGGATATGTCCGAAGTGTCGGAAAGAAGATTATGGAAAGCACTAGGTGATATCTCTTCTAGATTGGGCGGTATTGAAGTTCAACTATCTGATGTTGTTCGTTTACAAGAACGTATGCATAGCCATGAAGAAACGAATAAGCGTTACGGTAGACGTCTTGAAGACCATGACGATAGGGTTAGGAACATAGAATTATGGCAAGCCAATCACGGCGATAGAAGTACTAATGAAAGATTATTAATCGCCATTCAACGTGATATGGGTAATCTTAAAAAGGATGTTATCGCTATTCAAAATTTGAACAGTAGAGTAAATGGTCAAAAGGATGTTAGTAAGACCATGTTGCAATGGCTGGTCGCTATACTGTTAGTCACGTTAACATGGGCATTAAATAAGGGTTGAATTATGGCTACTGACGTCGATACATTTAAAATAAGATTCCCTGAATTTGCAGATGATACTGAATACCCTGATCCAAGGGTTCAGCTATTTCTGGATGATGCTACTAATTGTTATATGGGAACCGATGAGGCTCGTTGGTGTAACAAATATGATTATGCTCAGGCGTATTTAGCCGCTCACCTGCTTACTGTTGGTACAGGTGCAGAAGCGGGTGACAGTGCTTCTAGAGCCGGTCCAGTGTCCTCTAAAACAGCCGGCGGAGTCTCTGTAACTAAAGCGGTAACAGCCAAGGACAGATCTGATAGCGATGAGTTCCTAATGAGTACTTCTTATGGTCAGCAGTTCTTAATCATACGTAATACCTGTTTCGTAGGTGTATTGGTGGCTAATCAATTATGAAGTCTAAAGTCCGTATCATAAAAAATCCTACTAAGGCTATCAAGCGTATTGAAAAGATAGCTAAGTCGATGAGCGGACCGAGTACTGTTAAAGTAGGATTGCCAAAGGGTAGCAATAATTATCCTGACGGAACCTCTGTTATTATGGTAGGTAGTGTTCATGAATTTGGTAGCCCTTCACGTGGTATTCCTCAGCGTAGTTTCTTAAGATCCACTGTTACAGAAAACCGTCGTGCGTATAAGGAACTATTCAAAAAGATTGCGAAGAGCATAACTGACGGTAAGATAAATACCAAGCAAGGTCTTTCTCTGATCGGTCTACAAGTTGAAGCTGATGTAAAACAGAAGATCGTGGATATTAAGAAACCTGCTAATACTGAATCAACCATATCAGGTAAAGGTTCCAGCAACCCCCTTATAGATACCGGCCATTTACGTCAGTCTATCATTCATAAGGTTGAAGCATAATGCCTATCAATGTATCAGAAGCCTTAGATGTAGACACAGCAGAAATTATAACTGTTGAACGTGATAATGGGACGGGTGAATATGTGGATGGGTTATATGTTAAAGGTGATAAGATCACTTTCAAAACCCTAGCGAGTGTTCAGCAACCTACCCCACGCCAATTAGAAACATTACCTGAGGGTGATCGTGATAAAAACCCTCGTCTATTTATTTCTAAGAAACCTCTTCAAACTACCAGTGACCGCGATGGAACTATCGCTGATGTAGTTATTTATAAGGGTCAGCGTTTTAAGCTTATAGACACAGGTGACTGGTCAGCCTATGGTCATACGATGGCTTTCGGAGTTAGAGAACAATGACCGCTATAGAATCCATAAATAAGCTAATTAGGGACACGGTGGACTTGCTTTTAGAGAGCCAAGGGTACACAATAAAAGCCAGACAATTAGACGCGCCACGACCCACAGGGGACTATGGTGACGTAGATTATGTAACTGGTATAGACTTAGGTTGGGAACAACGTAAATTCACTAACAATACGCTTGACGATGACATGACTGAAACCATACAAGGTATGAGAGAAATAATTATGTCAGTTAACTTTTATAGAACAGATGCTATAGATAATGCTAGAGCAGTTCGCACAGGGTTAGTTAGAGAATCGATACAGAGTTTATTCAGTGCAGCGAATGTAGGTTTAATACGTCGCTCTGAAGTTAGAGAGATTTCTGAACCATTAGAAAATGGTTGGGAAGAAAGAGCACAGTTGGATATAGTGCTAAACGTCGTAGGAGAAGATTCAGATATTGTTAAGGCTATCGCTAGTGTTGACATTTCAGCTGAGTTCCAATTCCGCGACATACCATACAACTCAAATATAGAGGTATAACCATGACAATCCCAGTTTCAAGTGTGGTGAATGTCAGCATCGCTATCGGTGCTGTCTTTCCAGCTAGAGCAGGGTTCGGCACTCTAAATATCATCACCGCTGAGACTGGTGTTATTGGTATTGCCGAACGTATTCGTTCATATACAAACTTAGATGGCGTAACTGCTGATTGGCCGGCTGATTCTGAAGTCGTAGCAGCTGCTACAGCTTATTTCAGTCAGCAACCAAAACCAACTCATCTTCGAGTATCTACTCGTTATCCAACAGCTCAATCCGCTCAACTGCGCGGTGGTTCAGTTGTAGATGACGCGACCAACCTAGCTATCTTTAACGCTATTACCGACGGTGAATTTAATATCACTATTGACGGCGCTACTGCAGAAGATATTTCAGCAATGAATTTCTCAGGAGCAGCAGATCTGGATGCAGTAGCCGTGATTATTGAAAGCGCTCTACAGGCTATCGGTACAGGGGGCTTCTCTGCTGCGACTTGTGTTTATGACAGCGGTCGTTTCTTTATTAACTCGGGTACTACTGGCGTCACATCTACTATTAACTTCCTGATTCCTGTTGACCCTGCTGTCGGTACTGATATCTCATCACTACTGCAAATGATGCAAGGTGAAGGTACTAAGGTAGATGGTATCGCTGCTGAGACCATCACAGCTTCTCTTAATGCTATTCAGAATGTGAGTTCCGACTGGTATGGTTTCTTATTCACCAAGGAAGTTCGTGATCTAGTACAGATTAACGGTGAAGACTCAGTTGTTGCTGCGGCTGCATGGGCTGAGGCTCGTGTTAAAGTATTCGGTAATACTTCCAATGATCTAGATGTTTTGGACAGTGTAACCACTACTGATATCGCTTCGGTTCTTAAACTGGCAAGCTATCGTCGTACCATTACAACCTTTAGTTCATATCCTGATCAGTATCCTTCAGCTTCTATCTTGGGTCGTGCATTCACTGTTAACTTTAATCAGGCCGACAGCACTATCACTCTCAAGTTTAAGCAGATGCCTGGAATTACAGTTGAGGATTTGACTTCTAGCCAGAAATCAGTTCTTGATTCTAAGAACGGTAACGCGCTCATCGATGTTGGCGGGAGCTTTATGTTCGCTGAATCGTTTATGGCAAGCGGTGTATTCTTTGACGAAGTACATGGTATCGACTGGCTTCAAAATGCTATCGAAACTAACGTATTCGGATACCTCCTAACTCGTACGACTAAAGTCCCCTATACTAATAAGGGTACAGCAGCTGTTGAGCAGCAGGTTATCAAAGCACTGGATGAAGCGGTTCGCAACGGCCTTATAGCTCCAGGAGAAACAATTGACGGTGTCTTCCTTCCTAATGGTTATGAGACTACCGTTATCCCTGTTGAGGATATCAACCAGTCAGATGTTGAAGCTCGCCATTATCCTGGATTGAGTTTTATAGTATTGGGCGCTGGAGCTATTCACAGTGTTCAAATTAACGGCGTATTTGAGAGATAAGGAGAATACCGATGAAAGAATATAGCTTCCTAAATACGCTATTACTAGTTAATGGTGTTGAGATTAACGGCTTTGATGAGGGCGATGATGTTATCCAACTAGCTCGTATCAATGATTCCTCATCACATAAGATTGGATCAGACGGTGAAATGTCTCTTTCAATCAGTGCTGACCGTTCTGGTACAGTTACCTTTAGAACCATGCAAACCGCTGATTCTAATGAGTACCTGTCCGGTCTTGTTAATGCTGCTGAGAACGGTGCATTCGTACCTATCTTTGTTCAATTTAAAGATACCAAAGGAGGTGATCTAGGATCTGGTACTCAGGGCTATATCGCTAAACCCGCTGATATGATTCGTGGTACTAATGCTAATTCTCAGGAGTGGATTATCACTGTTGAGCGTTTGGACATGCTTCATCTAGGAGCATAAAGAGTTTTCTGGAAGTGGGTAAAACTACTACAAATGATTCCGGCCTTGTTCGCAGTAGCCGCTTCCAGGATTTATTTTATACAGGCCGGTTATAATCTACGACCGGAGAGATTATTATGAGTTGTAAAACAGAAACAGAACAGATAGGGGATCATGAAGTAAGTGTCACCCAATGGCCAGCAACAAGAGCCATGTCTGTTAAGATCAGATTAGTTAAGATGTTCGGAGCTAGTATTGCTCTGATTGCTTCTAACTTTTCTAATGATAGTAAAAAGAAGGACACTTCAAGTAACGATGCAAAAGCGTTGTCAGATGGATTGTCCACCTTATTCCAAAACAATTCTCCAGATGAAGTTGTAGGGTTAATCAAAGAATGCGTCATAGGTGTTGCTTATGATGAAAAGAAGATTACATCTAGTTCATTCGATGAGTTGTTTTCTGGTGATGACTTGATGGAAGTATATAAAGTATTTATGTTCGTCCTAAAGGTTAATTACTCAAATTTAATGAACGGCCAGTTGGCAGAGCGTCTTCTGGCCAAAGCAAAGGAAAATCTATAGATGCGACGCTTTTTCCGAATGTAGATTCTTTCTTACATAGACCATTGTTGACCGACCCTCCAATGTGTTCTTTGAAAGAATTAGAAGACGGAACATACTCTATAGAAGACGTTAGTTTAATGAATGAGTTGTTAGATTTGAAACTGAGTCTAGCACCTAAACCGAAGGTGAAGTGACATGCCATTGATTGATGAATTGCTAGTAGGATTGGGATTTGAATATGATCCCGAAGAAGCAAAGCAGTTCAATGAGGATGTCGAAAAGACTGTCAGTATCATTAAGGATTTAGCTAAAGTCGCGATAGCCGGTGCTGCTGCAATAACAAGCCTTACAGTCGCATCGACCCGAGCTACGGATGAGCAAGGAAAGCTCGCTAGTGAAATCGGCGATACTGTTGAGAATATCGATGCTTTACAATTTGCTCTGAAGAGAGCGGGTGGTACTGGCGACGGTATGACCAACAACCTACGTCAATTGGCTATACGAGCAGGGGAAGCAGCTAGAGGAGTAGGTTCAGGTGTCGAAGCATTTGGTATCCTCGGTATATCCTCAACAGACGCTGAAGGTAAGGTTAAGAAAACCAGTGACCTATTATTAGAAGTCTCTCAGAGATTCCAAGGGTTAGGTAAATCCAGACAGATTGAACTAGCCGATAAGCTAGGTCTTCGTGATTCTATCTTATTGCTGCAACAAGGTCCGTCAGCTATCCGTGAACTAACTATGGAAGCTGAAGCCCTTGGTGTTACCACTGGTGAGGATGCTGCTATTGCTGAGGAGTTTCAGGACTCTCTGACTGATATCTGGCAGATCACCAAATCATTAGCTAGAACATTTTCAAGAAGCCTTGCCCCAATACTTAAAGAATCTAATGATAAGTTTACCGAATGGTGGAAAACCAATAGGGAAATCATAGAACTGAATTTACCAAAGTGGATTGATCAATTCACAATGGCTATGAAGCTCCTATCGATTGCTGTAGGGGCGTTTATTGCTTTCAGGCTCGTTGGTCACTTGGTAGCGTTGGTATCCCTGTTAAAAGGGCTAACAGTAGCCACACTGGCCGCAAACGCAGCCGCGTTCCTATTACCTGCTCTGATTGCTGCGGGTGCTATAGCCTTTGCTGCTTTGGTAGAAGATGCTAAAGTATTCTTTGAAGGTGGAGAAAGCTTCATAGGAGAAATGGTTAAACAGTTTCCTGATTGGACTACTCAAATAGAACTAGCCGCTTCAGCATTAAAAATCGTATCAGATTTGACCGATAATATATTTGAATCATGGTCAGCTATATTCAAATTATTTAAAGGTGAAGGTGGTCTTGACGAAGTTAAAGATATTCTCGCAACAGGAGGACCAATATCAGCGTTACTACAAGCGAGTGGAGCTACCGCTGAAGGTGGTATTATCGCAGAAGCTTCTCAGCTAGGTACTGATCTTCGCAAGACAGCTATAGAGAAACTGGAAATTATAATTCAAGGAGGTGCTGATACTGCTGAGAATATCGCTAATGCAGTATTCAACACATTCCAGCAAGCCTCGCAAGACCTCAACTCATCGGTGGATCAATAATGGCTTTTGAAAACTTATTCGTAAGGGTTAAGAAATCTATCGGCGGTATCCGATTAGATGCGATCATAACTGAGACTCATACCAATGCTGTTCGCAAGACTACAAACCCTGTAGAACTTGGGGCGGACATAACTGATCACGCTATCATAGAACCTAAGAGACTTAATATCTTAGCTGAAGTTTCAGATACTCCTTTAGGTGTCGCAGCGTTTGGTCAGATTGTAGATTTAATAACCGGTCTATTTGGCACAGCCACTACGGATAATATAACTCGTAGTAATGCGGCCTATAACGCAATGGTACAACTGCAAGAATCTAGAGAGCCTATTGAAGTTCAAACCAGATTGAAACTTTATCAAGACATGTTGATAACGGGTATCACGACTACTCAAGATAAAGATAGTTCTAGAGTAGCTACAATGAATATCTCATTAGAAGAAGTTCTCATAACTGAATCAGAAGTTATTCAATTGACTCCTGCTCAGTTAGAAGCGGGTTCCCCTAGAGAACAAGGTTCTTCAGCTGAAAAGAAAGGTCGACAGGAAGCAGTGGTTCCAACCGATACCACTAAGACGTCCGTATTAAAATCTGTTATTAATTGGGTAGGTGGATAATGATTGAAATCCCATTAACTTCTGGAGCTGAGCAGGTATTTTCTATAGTTCTAAATGAAGAAACCTATGACGTCCGAGTAGCTTTAAATTCTAGAACCGGAGTATGGGGTATTTCGTTTGCTCAGAACGGAACGGACATAGTCAACGGCGTTGCTATCCTAGGTGGGATAGATATATTGAATCAGTATAATCTACCGATAGAAAATATGTATATGGTCAATCTTGACAATTCTAAATTGGATCCCAGTAAGACCAATCTAGGAACAGGGGCGAAACTATTTATGCTAACTGATGCAGAGGTAGTAGGTGGCTAGGCAATACAAAAGGGTATATGACTTAACGGTAATCCCAGATACTGGGGATAGCAGGGTTATCCGTGGTCTACGTATTACTTTTGAAATAACTAAGAGCATTCTTAGTTTCCCTAATCTGGCTAAAATTGTTATATACAATCCAAACGAAGATACCCTTTCAGTCTTACAAAAGAAATTCACTAAGCTTATCTTAAACGCAGGATATGAAGGTGACGTTAGATTATTGTTCAAAGGTGAAATTCGTAACGTGTTCCAAAGTAAAAATGGAGTAGATAGACTAGTAACTATTTACGCGGGGGACGGTGAAAGAGATTGGCAGAATGCGTCATTCAATAAAACATTCACCGAGAGCGTTTCTATAAGCGCGGCTATCAAGGATGTCCTTAAAACATTTGATGAAGTCACAGTCGGTGTGGTTGAAGGTTTACCAACAGTAGCCGATAAACTTAGAGGTCAAACTCTTTCAGGTTCTTCTAAAGATATATTGGATCAATTTGCTGAAGAGTACGGGTTTAATTGGAGTATTCAAGACGGTGAAGTTAATATCATACCTATAGAAGAACCATTACAAGGCGATGAAGCTGTTCTGATTAATGCGGCTACAGGTATGATTGGGTCGCCTACTATAACTGAAATCGGTGCTGACGTAACTACCCTACTGAATCCTAGGCTATTACCTAACAGGGCGTATAAGATCGAATCTGTTAATGCTGATGTCCAATTAGGTAACTTACATTTCAGAGAAGTAAAGAAGACAAACGCAGAAGGTCTATATAAGGTTCAAGAAGTTATATTTAAAGGTGACTCTAGAGATGGCGACTGGTTATCTTCTGTTAAAGGGATATCTATAAATGTTTAATGATGACGCTCTAGCTACACTAGCTTCTAATATTAAGAAAGGTATAGACTCTCGTTTAAAGGATACACATACTTCTCTTCCAGGAATCATTGTTAGTTTCGATGGTACGACTCAATTAGCTACTGTTCAACCTGCTATTAAAAGGATATTCAAAACGAATGATGGCGACACAGAGTTACTAACGCCGACCGATCTACCGATCCTGATTAACGTACCGGTTCAATTTCCTAGAGGCGGCGGTTTCTCATTGACATTCCCTGTTAAAAAGGGCGATGAATGTTTGTTAGTATTTTGTGAACGTTCCATAGATAACTGGCATAAGTTCGGTGGAGTTAAAACTCCAGGAGCTAGACGTTTTCATGATCTTTCTGATGCTACTGCTTTTGTCGGTATATCATCAATGGTTAATAAGATACCTAATTATGACACGACCAATGTTCAATTAAAGAAAGACGATGGTTCAGTTAAGTTTACATTATTGGCAAGCGGTTCAGCGGCATTGGACGCAGATGTTAATGTAGCAATAACCGCACCCACAATAACCCTGAACGGTAATGTAACGGTTAATGGTACATTAGATGTGACAGGTGTAGTCACTGCTCCAACGGGTAACATCACAGCTGTTAACTCAACTAGCGTTACAGCTTCATCTAGTTTGGCTGTTGGTGGTAAAGAGATGGGAGGTCATACTCATATTGGTTCTCCTTCTGCACCAACAGGCGCTCAATCAAATACAGGAGCTCCGGTATGATAGGAAGAGCATTAGATTCTAACAATGATTTGATTGTTAGCGAAGGTCGATTAAGAGTGGTTGAAGATGCTGCTGAAACGATTCAGCATGTTCGAACTCGTTTGCAGTTTTATCTTGAAGAATGGTTCCTAGATTTGAATTCGGGCACACCTTATTTTCAAGAAGTATTTACAAAACCTGCGAACTTAGCTAATATAGAATCTATATTTAAAACAAGAATATTAAACACTACAGGTGTTGAACTTCTTACCAATTTTGCTCTAAATTATGAAGGCGAGTCAAAGAGAAAATTAACAGTTACATTCTCTGCGAAAACTACCTTCGGTTCGATCAACAATGAACAGGTGACTATCAATGTCTGATTTCGGTGTATCGCCAGAAGGCTTCAATCGTAAACGATTAGATCAGTTGCTTGATGAGATTAACGCAGAAGTCAAGTCGGTATTTGGAGAGAACTTTAATGTTTCTCCAGAATCTCCTGACGGTCAAATCAACGGTGTTATTTCTGAGTCCAATGCCAATCTTTGGGAAATAGCCGAAGAATCATATAACGCATTTAATCCGTCTGCTGCGACAGGTGTTGCTCTTTCTAATCTAGTTCAGCTGAATGGTATAATCCGATTCCCAGCAACTAGCTCAAGAGCCAATCTAACTGTCACAGGCACAGCTCTCCTTACCATCCCTGCCGGTAGTTTAGTTAGTACGTCTGATATAGGTGATCAATTCTCAACAGAGGAAGATCTGGTTCTAGATGGCGGAGGCAATGGCACAGTGTTCGCATCTGCGGTAGTAACCGGTCCTATTGACGCTCTAGCTGGTACTTTAACAGTAATCGATACACCCATCACCGGATGGGATACTGTGACCAATGTAGCCGACGCTACAGCGGGTACGGATGAAGAAACAGATGTAGACTTACGGGTTAGACGTGAACAGTCTGTAGCTCGTGATGCTCAGGCTATTATAGATGCTATTTTTGCAGAGGTAAGAGCGGTCAATGGAGTCACTCAGGTTACTGTGCTAGAAAACGATACAGATACCGGTCCAGATGTAAATGGCTTACCTGCTCATTCTGTTCATGTTATCGCTGTAGGTGGTGTCGATGCGGATATCGCAGAAGCTATATTCTTGAAGAAGACATTAGGTGCAACCCCATTCGGAACAACTACCGTACCAGTAGATGATGATCAGGGTATTCCGCATGATGTTTCTTTCTCACGACCTATCGAAGTTGATATCTATGTTATTGTCAATCTAACTGTCTTTGGGGATTATCCGGTAACAGGTGACGAGGATATTAAGCAAGCTATCGTAGACTATGCTAATGGTGATTTGATAGTCGGTAGAGATTTTAATCTTGGTGATGATGTTATTCATTCGGAACTATATACTCCAGTAAATACGGTTCAAGGTCATACCGTAGATAGCCTGTTTATCGATACTTCAGGTTCCCCGTCTAGTACAGCGGATATACCTATTGCTATTACCGAGATATCTAATTTCACAACAGCTAATATAGTGGTGAATTCATAGTGTCTATTCAGATAGATCATAACGCTTTAGCGGAAAGCAGGCTAGCTACTCAGTTCAGTGAATCTGTAAATCTTATCGCGTATATAAAAGCGTTACTAGTTGAAGCGGATACCCTCGAACAAGTATTCCAAGATCTGTTAGAAAAGAGATGGATAGATACTGCTGAAGGTGTTAATCTAGATATCATCGGCGCTATCGTAGGTCAGTCTAGAATTCTAATCGATGCTTCAGTATTATCTTATTTTGGATTTAGCGGAGCCGCTGGAGCAGACTCATTCGGTACGTTAGCAGATACCAGCATTGGTGCTAGATTTAAAAGTATAAATGAATCGACCGTAGGTAATAGACGCTTGACTGATGTTGAGTACAGAGCATTTATAAAATCTAGAATTATAAAGAATTCAATTATACCAACCATTCAAGAAGTAACTTCTTTCTTTAGATTCCTATTTAATGTTAGCCAAGTTATCGTATTGGATGGACCAATGAGATACACGGTTCAAATCGGTAGAGTGTTGACTGTTAATGAGAAAGCGCTATTATTGAATACTGATATCGCCCCGAAAGTTGCGGCGGTTGGTGTAGGTTATCAAGAATATGATGTGGCTCAGGCTTTTGGTTTCGCCGGTGTCCCGATTAGTTTGGGATTCGGTTCTGTAAATAATTCTAGCATAGGCGGTAAATTCGCCTCTATAATTTCGTAAGGAGAATAGTATGGCGACAACTAAGCCAGATTTAAGAAGAGTATGGGCTGCCGGAGCTCCTGGAGCTAATATAGAAGATCCAGATGTTACCAGTCCTGGAAAATATGATGACGGATGGTTGGCTGAAATCCCTACCTTTGAAAACTTTAATTTTCTACAACAGCTATTCACTCAGGGTCTTGCTCATATCAATGAACAGGGTATCGCTCAGTGGGATACTCTTACTGAATATCCTCTGGGAGCATTGGTTAAAGGTAGCAATGGTATTCTATATAAGAGTACAGTTGCAGCTAATACGGGGAATGATCCTATCAGTTCACCGATTACTGAATGGTCTGTTGCTCTAGCCAATACCAATTATTATCTTGATTCAGGAGCGGCTGATGCTTATGTATTAAGTCAAGCGGCTGGTTCGGTATCTCAAGGTTCTTATGTTGACGGCACACCCGTAACATTCAGACCAGATATTTCTAACACTGGTGCGTCCACTGTCAATGTGGAAGGGCTAGGTGTTAAAAATATTAAAACGGTAGACGGTATTGATCCTGGAGCAGGTCAGATCGAAGCAGGAGTATTAATCACTCTTATTTATGATTCTGCTAACGGTTGGTTTGAAATTGTTTCTTTAGGTGGCGGTGGTCAATTCCTAGGTACTGCTGCTGTTAAAGCCATCATGTTCAACGCTCAATCCATTGATGAAGACATCACGGTTGCCGCTGATCAGAATGCCATGAGCGCGGGACCAATTACTATTGAAGACACAAGAACCGTAACGATTGCCACTGGTGGTCGTTGGGTCATTACTTAAAGGAGAATTTTATGTCAAGTGTACTAAGGGGTAGTGACGATTTTGATACGGCTGAAGCTGTAGCAGGTCAGGCTAAAGCATGGGTGAATTTTAGCGGTGCTGGCACAGTAACTATCAGGGATTCATTTAATGTTAGTTCTATTACTGATGATGGTGTCGGTGACTATATTGTCAATTTTATAAATAATATGGTTAGTGCAGCATATTCTGTTGTTTCACATTGTAATCTTGCAACTAGTGTAGCTACCGAATTTTCTTATCAATGTAATGTGGCGAGTTATTCTGTTTCTGGTTTTGGTATTAAAACAGGTTTCCAATCAACTTCGGCGTCCACGTTAAATGACGTAGCTTTGATTAACTGTCACGTTTTAGATAATTAATAGGAGGACTAAATTATGAGTTCAATAGTAACAACAGCAGTCCAGTCCAAGACTGTAAACACACCTCCTATCTTTAAAGAGTCAGGTGGTGATGAAATTGGGCAACTTTGTAGAGCGTGGGTTAATTTTGATGGTACAGGTACAGTCGCTATTAGAGAGGGTTTTAATGTATCAAGCATTACTGATAATAATGTAGGTGACTATAATATTAATTTTACAAACAACATGTCTGCAGCCACTTATAGCGTGAGTTTGACAAGTTCATTGACCGCCGATTTTCCTTATGATGTAACAGGGCAACGAAGTTCATCAGGGTTTAAAATAAGGCATTCCAGCGCGGTAGATCCTGATATAGTAAATGTGCAAGTGTTCTCAAACTAAGGAGATAACAAAATGAGTAAAATTTCAGCAGACAATATCTCCAATAAGGATGATACGCTAGAGGTTCCAACAGAAACCGTGATTGCGGGTAGTGCTAAGGCGTGGGTGAATTTTGATAGCTCTGCCGGTGTGTCTATTAATGGGAGCTTTAATGTCTCTAGCATTACCGATGTGGGTACAGGTGTGTGGGATATTAACTACACTGACGCAATGCTTGACGGAAATTATGCAGCGGTAGCGAGTGGGGCCACTGCCTCTGGTTCGGCTATAAATTATGCTACCGGAGCAACATCCACTTTGGTCGGTAGTCATACGGTAACTAGAGAGTCATCAGGTGGTGTTGGTAATGATGGTGATGATATAAGTTCAGTAGTATTCGCTAACTAATTAATTAATTAATTTTATAAACAACCTCTCATAAGGAGAACTTAAAATGTCAAATCAACGTATCGTATTCACAAACCCTGATGGCTCAGTAGGCGTTATCATTCCTGCTCCTAACTGTCCTCTCTCACTAGCAGAGATTATGCAGAAAGATGTACCAGCCGATGCTACTGGTGTGCGTCAATGTACTACTGATGACCTTCCTGCTAATCGCAACTACCGTGGCGCATGGGATGATTCCAATGAAGGAAACACCGTAGGTATTAACGCTGGTAAAGCTGGTGATATCGCTCATGGTCGTCGTCGTACCAAGCGTGAAGAACAACTTGCTCCACTCGACAAAGAGCAAAATTTCGCTTCTGTTACTGCATCACGAAAGACAGCAATCAAAGAAGCGAAGCTTGCTATCCTTGGTGATAATGCAGATGTGCAAACTTCCATCGAAGACGCTGTAGCTGCAAATGACGTAGCCGCTATCGAAGCTGCTGAAGTGGCTGCTGGTACGCTCTAGTGATTTCACTAGTTACAATCGGATGGAGTGTAGGGGGTCTTATCCTCTTGCTCCCGTTCACATGGGTATTCTATATTGCTATAATGAGTCTCCAGCGTGAATGGGATAATCTCCCTTTGATTGCTAAGATATTTGCAGCTCCAATCATAGTTATCGGTGTTGCATCTGATTTCTTATTCAACCTGACTTGGGGCACGATTCTATTCTTAGAGTTACCAAGATGGGGTGAATGGATGATGACTGCAAGATTGAAACGCCATATACATGACCACAAACTAGACTGGCGAGACAGGAACGGTAACTGGTTTTGTTGGACTTTCCTTAATCGCTTTGACAAAACAGGAAACCATTGCGGATGAATAATTTTCAACTCAGAGAGTTAATTATACGACCGACTCTTATTGAGTTGGATATGTATTCACAAGAAGCTGAAGATCTCGTAGCGGGTACTATCGCTCAAGAATCTCAGATGGGTCAGTTTATTAAACAGTTCCCAACTGGACCAGCTATGGGTATTTGCCAAATGGAAACAGCGACTCATAATAGCTTATGGAAGCATTTCATAAAGTACAGAGATACTATCTCTAACGCTTTATGGGATATGACTGTTACTAGGGACGCTGAAGAGATGATATGGAATATGAAATATGCGGTTGCAATGTGCCGTATCCATTACTACAGCAAACCAGGATCTATACCAAGTAATGTTGAAGGGTTGGCCGCGTATTGGAAAGAGCATTATAATACCCCCAATGGTAAAGGTCAGGAACATGAGTTCATTGATAACTATCGGAGATATGCACAATGATTGATAAGCTAAGAGAGTCATCTACATTCAAACTAGTTGTTATATCTTGGGTGATTGCCACTGTTGCTTTCGCGTATTCTCAGTATATTGGTAAAGACCCGATTCCTATTTTGGATTATGCTAAATCAGTAGGTCTTATCCTTACTGTATGGCTTGGTCGTGAATGGCGAGCTGCTCATTATCCTAAGGATCAATAATGGATATCTTCACAGGTATCCTATTAGTTGTTTCATTAATCACTAATTTTTGGCAGTTCAATTCCAATGGTGAATTGCGAGCTGAGAATAAACAACTACTAGCTATTTCAAAGAATTGTAAATTGGAGGAACAAGATGAGCGAAAAAGAGAGTTCGGAGCAGCTACAGAGCGTGTGGCAATTAATAGGGAGCTGGATAAAGTTCTTGCTGAATCGGAACAGCACATTAGAACTATTGATCAAAGCGGTTCTGCTGATTGTCGTGCTGAACGCAATAGAGGGTCATTACAAATCCTGGATGAAGCAAGACGCAGAGCAAGCGAAATTGACAAACTTAGGATGCGTTCTACCCGCCCCTCTAATGGTGGATCTTGAGATACCTAAGCCCGTAAAAGGTTCCACTGATATCGCAGGGTATATTCTTAAGCGCGATGAATTTGATGCGAGACTATTAGCCGATAGAGCTGAAGCTCGTAAGTTATGCTGGAAGTAATTGCATTCTATATTTCTTTATAGCGTCCCTGAGGTCTTGTTGCTCTTTAGCATGTTCGCCTAACCGGAGCAATATAGCCTCGTCAATTGTCCCCTCAGCTATCAGGTGATGACATCTAACAGCGGCCTTAACCCCTTGTCTATGTAACCGCTTTATAAGTTGGATATAATCCTCTAGACTCCATGTCAGGCTGTACCAACAAACATCATGACCGCCCTCTTGAAAATTCAAACCATGAGCTACACTGGACGGATGGCATACAAGATAATCTAATTTCCCAGCGTTCCAATCATCTTCTAATTGTTCAGATTTAGCCATGGAAACACCGCTACCAATATGAGGAACATCATCCCCTAAGATACTACGGATAGCGGCTAAGTCATGTTTAAACTTATAAGCTATTAATAATGGTTTACCATTGAGCTCATCTATAAGATCTTGCAGGGCTTCTAATTTAGCTTTATGCACTGGTATAACCTTACGAGTCTTTCTAAATAGCTTCTCCTCATCCTCATCAAGACCTTCAGGGATATCCTCGTAGACATTACCATTGGCTATCTGATGACATTTCATACTAACCTGAGCAGCCGCCTCAGCAGAAGCTTCTAAACCGTCAAGCTCTATAAAGAATTCCTTTTCCATTCGCTTGTAATGTTTCATCGCTTTAGTCGGTAACTGCACCATGATATCATTATAGGACAGTTTGGGGATATCTAGATAGTCTTCAGCAGCCATTTCCAATACTAATGGTGCGACTAATTTATGGATAATATCTTCAGCGAAATCTTTTATCTTCCATGCGTATTTGTTCCAATCATTTGTTTCAAAATGTTTTCTACGAAACTCATGGTAGTTTACCCCTAACGTCTCGCCTTCATCTAATATGTAAATCTGCGACCATAAATCAAGAAGACCTTTAGGTGCGGGAGTACCTGTCATAATGTGTCTGCGATTAAACAGCGGTAACATATTATTGATATATTCAAATCGGTTGGAACCATACGTTTTAAACTTGGTACTCTCATCGACCCATAAGGTATTGAAGGGGCATTTCTTACCGGCTCTTAAACCTTTTAATAATTCCGTATGCAGCCACTCAAGCCCCTCAGGATTAATCAGATAGATATCCTTGTGCTCACCCCATAAGGTGTTCTTGGTGTTTTCATGAAGTATGGTATGGGAAAGACATTGGAAATTTGACCACTTGCGGATTTCCCTAGGCCATACAGAATACGCTACCCTCAACGGAGCCACCATCAGTACCCCTCTTGTCCGCTGAGCGTACTTTAAGATTTTTATTGCCGCAAGGCTGGTGGATGTTTTACCTAGTCCTGGGTCTAAGAATAAGCCCGACCTAGGATTGGTTAGCAGGAATGAAAGAGCGGTCAGCTGATAATTATGTGGCGTCCACTTTTTCATCAGTCAGCTATAGTCTTACCATTAAGATGATCTATCTCATGCTGGATTACATATGCGTCTAATCCACGTAACTTATATTTGACTGGTTTCCAATCCGGATTAAAACCTTCAACGACAATCTGCTTATACCTTGCCATCTTTACACGAAGTCCGGGAAAACTGAGACAGCCCTCTTCGCTAACGACTTTACCTAAGTTACGTCTAGTAATGATCGGATTAATTATCTGTATGGTTATGACTCCGGTGTCCATAATTATTACCCGCTTACTTTCACCGATTTGAGGAGCAGCTAGACCGATCCCTTTACCTTTATCCATATTAGCCCACATAGCATGGAGTAATAGTTCTACGCTAGTGTTGTGAGGTACTTCATCAGCTACCTTATGTAATACTGAACGGTTCTTTAAATTCATCATAATGTGTTCTCCAAGAATCTGTTTAAGTGTTTTTCTGCTTGACCTATTACATCACATACATAATATTCAAAACCAAATCTCTTTAGCATCCTTCTAACTATAACTTGAGCTGGTGAAGGTTTCTTATCCTTCTTTTTAAACTCAATGAAAAAGACTCTCCCTCCTGGACAAACAGTTGTTCTGTCTGGAAAGCCTTTTCTATTGAGGAATATTAACTTGAGCGCTTTGCAGCCTTTGTTCTTAGCGTGTTTGACATAATGGTCTTCTATATCTATTTCAGCTATCTCAGCTTTTTTAGCTATAGTTTTTTCAGCTCGTGATATGAAGTCTTCAGCGCCCATAAATAAAAAAGGGGCTAGTGAATCACCAGCCCCTTTCCGATTGTAAAACTCAGTTAACCTTAAAGGTCAGCAAGAGTCTTAGCAGCAGCGCCGAATGCACGAACACTACCTGCCAGTTCAGCAGAAGCTTCCATGATCTCATCCGCTACCTTATCGATAGCTTCAGCCTTACCACTGGAAAAGGCGGTATAGATCTTGGCAGACAGTTCACGAAGTTCAGCTTTTTGTTCACGTACTGCTTTACGAGCAGTCGCTTGAGCCTTACGAGCTTCAGTACGTTCTGCCTTACCTTCATTCGCCTTTTCCTGAAGAGCTTTTTGCTTTTCATTCAGCGCTTTCTTTTCCTCACGAACTTTCTTCAGTTCGTCTTGAGTAGATGTACCCATTGTATTTCTCCGGTCAGTTAAAATAATAGCAAAGTTGCTAGAGTAGATATTGTCTTACATTTGTATTAAAATGTAAACCCTTTTACATAAAATAAATTACTACAATTTGTCGTAACCTATCTTCTTGAGAATATCTTTTGACTCAGTGATGTACCAATCAAAATCCATATCATCAGGAACTTCATTTGGTAAATCCATCATCGGTACAGCTCCGTCAGATCTTGGTACTTTGTTCCCGCTAGTTTTGTACCGGATCATATCCAGTTCGTGTTTACCATAATACCATCTTATTGCTTTTCCTAGATTCTCTTCTTCATAAACTGCACCGCCATTCACGGTTCTTATGGTTACAAATTTGCTAGGATCTGTGCATTCTCTTATTGTTTTCTCAATAGGGATTTGCTTCTCTAAAAAGCCCCTGACCGCGTCTACACATATTTCATTAGATGGGTTTATTTTCAATCGGTTAGCTTTTTCACGAGGATCAGCATAGGCTCCTTTACCTTTAGTTCCTCCTTTCTTTTTAACAGCAATATAGTTATTGACATCACGACTGTATAAACCTAGATATTCAGTTTCTTCCATTTCATACTCAGTGTCGAATTCCCAGTCACTGACAATGTCCTTAACTAGCTGCTCCTGCTCTGGTAATATTTTAGCGACAATACCGTCAGTGTTACCGCTTACTATCGGTACACCGGCAAGCTCTAGCCGTTCTATCAGCATTAATAATGACAGCTGACCGGTTATGGTGACTTGAAGCATTAAGTCCGGAGCGTATAGGAATGACCACTTAGAACCTAGCTTGCCGAATGTTCCGTTGATGGTAATTTTCAAACTCTCATTGACAACTGTATCACCTGCTTTCTTGGCTTTTATTCTTCGATTAACAATAGATTCAAATATTTCCAGGAACGGCTTGCCTAAATGTTTAGGGGCTAATTTATTGTTCAATATGATTCTGGGATAGAACGCAGCGACGTCATATTCTTTAACGAGATATTTACCAGCTACATGAGCGGCGCTCTTCTCGCAACTATGTAAGCCTCCGATACCGACTTTATATGTAGTGTTCCCGATATTGAACTTCTTATTTTTAATTGGATGATAGGGTATCTTATCTCCCTTTTTATTTAGTTTGAATTCACCGTCTTCGGTACGCTCAAAATCGGTTACTAAGAATTCCATATGGCCTGACTTACCGACTACGAATATACTCTTCTTGAATTCTTCAAAAATATCTTGCATCACTTCAGTTTCAAACTTTAGATTAGCAGGAGCTTTATACCTGACTTTCGTACCCTGTTTTATCTTAGGTCGTTTTGGTTTTATATTGTACTTGGTGTCCATCTCATGTCTAACAACTACTTCAGCTATTTGAGCATCAGACTTAGAACGCAAGTCAACATCGTATTCTTTTCCCATAGCAATACGTAGTTCTAATGCTTCCATCAGGACTTCGGTTATTAACCATGTGACCTCGTTATCATTACCGCAATACATCTGCATCTCGGGTAATTCAAAGTCTCTGATTGTTGCTTCTGGTGGTAATGGTAAGTCTTTCATTTTAGGACAATGAATGCGACCGCCATAGATTTTAAGATTCGTACTTAATGGTGCAACTTCGATTATATCTATGTGGTCAATATCCAATCGGGCAATACCAAATTCCTT